CCCCTAGTGTGTCCTATTCCGACCTTATCATGGGATCGAGTAAATATCCTTGATCGATCAGCCGTTGAAACTTCAAGCCGTCTGGAGCCTGAAATTCGTCGCCTTCATACCACGTATAATCTTGCCACGAAATCATCGGGACACCATCTGGCAGATTATGAGGATTCCCAACAACGTATTTCTTTTTCTCTGCCATGTTTCCTCCTATGCTGTCGCCGTCGATGCGTCGTCCACAATAAACGGTAATGTAATATCAACTACTCGGTACATTCGGTCGCTGATTGTCAATTGACCCCAGTCCATGCTCATTCCTGTCCCATACTGCCCAGCGGCATCTACAGACATAATCGTCGCACCTAAATCAGAATCGCTGAGAATGTTTGAGGCGATCTGGTTCACCGATAAAGCAAGCCGTTTCTCCCCTGTGCTTGTTGGGTCTTTGAAATCTGAATACACCCGTAGCATTAACGTATGCACTTCCCTAGTACCGCCATCAGCAAACAACAACACAATGGACGAGTTCATCATCCAGATGGCTCCAGCCAATCGGGTTCCTGTGGCATCAGGCGGTGAAGTGAATTCCCCAACCTGGACTCCACCAGGGAAGTACCCGCTCCTGGCCATATGGCTTGCCACTGCGTCCATCGTTGAACTGGTATCGAATGCCATTACGTGTTCATCCTGTTTGCAAGTTTCTTCAAATGCTTTTGGAATACTTGTTTACTTACTCGTTGCAAATCAGTCGCAGTTGCCCGAAATTGTCCGTATCCTCGGAACCTCGTGCCTGAACGCCCTGATTCCAGCCATGACCCATACACAACTCCAGAATCATTGATAACCGCACTCAAAGTTCGGTGCTTGGCATAAATGTTCCGTCGGTAATTCCCTTTGCTTACATTGCGACCAGCTTCAGATACACTCAGGAACACGCCAGCGGGTTGCGGTCTGAATTTCTTGTCCAATCGTTCCTCGCCTGACTCCATCAATTGCTTAATCCCATTACTGACTGCTTTTATAGTCATTGGCTTGGCTTTTCCATTGAACATCGGCCCTGTAGCCGTTACTTTTACACTCAATCCAGCCATTAGATCACCGCCATACGTGTTCGGCGATACCGTGCAAGAAAACTATCCCCTTCTCGTGTCAGAGCCGTCGGTGTATAGGCTTGCTGAGTTTCCCCTGCACCAATCACTCGTCCCCAACCAGATCGTTCCTGTTGGTATCGGGCAACCGATTCTGCTATTGCATAATTGACCACCTCAAACGGCGGTTCATAAACGCTCATGGTTGTGGAGTTGGCATGGGTCGCGGCAGTTGTTCCGTTGATACCGCGTTCAATCGTTAATGTGCGGTTAATGTGAACGGCTGTATTGGTATTATGTGCCGAGAGGGTTGTGCCGTTGTATGCCCGAATAACGGCCAGGACATTCCCTGAGATACCAGTGACAAACATCTCTTCAGATTCCACCCTGATGGTTTCCCGTACAGCAATTCCATGTGATCCATCTACGGTAACAGACTCGGCCTGATTCGCTGTTAAAGCACCGTCCGTAAGTATGGAATCCAGTGCCGCAAAAGAACGGTCGCTGATAAACACTTGTTCGCTTTCGATCAGCAACGTGCCGCCAACATCTACCAGTTCAGCATCAGAGCAAACCATTGACGTCGCCGTTGCATCTGAAGAAAGACCGCTGATAACCGTTCCAACGGATTTGGTATCTTCACTGAATCCCCATCGGCCAAGCACTGAAATAGAACGTTGTGGTGTATCGCCAGCCTGGAACGATGCCGTGCTTGAAGCGTCAATTTCGATTCTGTTATACGGGAGTGCATTATTGGGTTCTAAGAAATAATCGCTGGAGGAGATCGTCGTTGGAGAGGAGTTTTGCGCTTCGCTTTTCAGCGTGGTAACAGCTAACAAATCCTGGTCAAGCCAGAGATAATCGGCTCTTGTGGACTGCTCCTGTGGCCAACGGAACAAACGAGTCTCAGTCTTGGGAATAAAGAATCGGCGTGTTGCTCGGTCAATCTGCCGACTTACACCTTCAATGATTCGGTCAACCATCAGGTCATGATCTGACCCTTGAACGCCAACAGCACGCTTCACAGCCTCACGACTGCAATACCAATTCGCCATATCAACTCCTGCTTTCGAGAGCATCCTGGCTCTTTATTCTATTGTGGGACGGTGAGCGGCTTGCCAGGGGAAGCACACCGCCCACCGCTTATGTGAAGGAGGAGGCAGTCACTATTTATTAGCCGTTAGATGCGACATCTAGTGGCCATCGGTAATTCCCCATTGGGCAGTTTCGCTGTCCGTCTGCTCGTATGTCTAAAGGTTCTCCATCTATCGGGCAAGCGTGTGGCGCAGTCGCTTGGACTTGTCGTTGCGCTTCCCGATTCTGTTGGTACATGGCCGCCAATTGTTCCCAGGGCATCAGACCCCCTCAGTCCAGTAGAGCTTGATAACTGTAACCGCTGAATTGACGTTGTTCCCAGTGACGTTTAACGTCAGCGTGTCAGTCTCAGCAATAACAGGATTCAAAGATGTTGCATACACAATTGCGGCGACTTCTGAGTTCGCGGTATCTCTATTCGCGCCAACGCCCTGCAACACGTCGATAGCATCTGCATCAGTGATCGTAATATCATAGTTGTCCTGGGGGGCCGTAGTTCCATCTGGATTGGTAGCGATCTGCAACAACCGCCCTTTTATATTGGCACTGATTGTCGTGGCTGGGAATGAACCGTCTGACGCATCAGCCGTACAGGTAAACGTGACGACCTTGACTGGGCTTATGTTACAAGTTAATGATTCGCTTACTGTGCCAGCCATTATTCACCTCTCGCGGCTTTCTTCTCTTCTTCGGTTGGCCATCGATCCAGTACCACACGATTCGGGCGAGCAGGGTCAACAGTAGCTTTGACTGCCGAGGTAGCTTTGGCCTTGCCGTTCTTCTTGTGGGATCGCACATGATCTGCGAGTTCGTCATCAGCTATTGTTTCACCACACGAATCACAAACCGTAACATCCTCATCGGAATCGTTATCGGTAGCTTCATCGCTGTCAGGATTTTCGGCATCCACTTCCTCCTCGTCCCCGTTACCCTCAACAACCTGTTCTTCCTGGATTGTGACTTCTTCGTCTTCGTTAAACACTTTTCAGCCTCCCTGTTCCCGATTTCACATCTTCTTTTATCGTCAATAGTGCGTCGATAATCCTGTCCAATTCTTCAACTGAACGAATGTGATATGCCGACGCTAAATCTTCAAATAGAAGCACGACGTGCGATTCGCCCCATTCGGTTAACACACAAACCTTGAAGTCCAAAGCGCGATGCCTGATTCGTTTCTGAATATCAGGCGGCACTTCTCGCTTGATGACTGGTCTGGCGAACCGCACGATGCTATTCATTTATGTTCGTCCAATTTGGTATGCGCTCCAGCGTCGGATGTCTAAATTATTAGCCACCGCTTCTCCTGTAAGAAACTCTAATGAAATTGTCAACGCTTCGTCGTCTGGGATGTTCGCCGTGTGGATATTTGAAGCCTGGGAACCGTCAAAGAAGAAATACACCGACGATCCATCAAAGAAGAACTCAGCCATGTGCATCGTCGCATCTACCAGCGTTCCAACTGAGTCGTTCTGGGTTTCGGTACTGTCTTTCTCGGTTACCGTCGATACGGTTGCGGCTCCATCTACGGATTCAAAGTAAACTCCATCAGTCATGCCACCGAGCAAGGCCGTATCCGTAATACAAAGCCCTCCAAGAACATCGGTCTGATCGACATCATCAATAGCAAACTCAATCCCGTAATATACGAGGGACTGGTTGCTGGTGAACTCAAAGTTCTCACCGATGGCTTGAATTGAAATTCCATCATTCTCGTTTGCCGCACAAATCAGCCGAGCAAGAATGCCAGACGTATTTGACGCGGCCATCTCCGACGTACCAGACCCAGCTTCCACCACGGTTGTTGTGAACGCGTGGCTATCGGTTCCCGTACCGCCTTCGGCCTGGACTCCCATCGTCCAAGGATTGAACTCAAATTTAATAACGTCTGGGCCGATTGCATCCACGACTCGCATGAGATGCGCCCCAGCGTCAACGTACACCAGGTTTCCACCAAATCTTCTACCAATTACATTCGCCATTTTGCTCCTTCTTCTGGAGGCTTTCGCCTCGGATTCTGCAAGCTATTTGTTTAGTTCCATTTGGGTTGCCGTGTGTGCTGGTGGTTGCGTCATTCCTCTCGTCCTTGCCCCGATAGCCGCAAGGCTTGGATCGTGGCCGAGTTCAGCCTGTTTGTCCATCCATTCATTGGCTTGCTTCTCATTGTCCATCGGGCATCCACATCGTTGACACAAGGCTGGCATTCCTGCCTGTCGCCCCTGGTCGTCCGTTGTGGCATACATCTTTGAACAATTCGGGCAATGCGCCGCAATGTTACTTGCTCCACCGATATTGATCTCACTTGTTCGTAAGGTAGCCATTCTGTAACTCCTCCTCAATTACGAAAATTCGGTCACATAATTTACAGCGGAATGGATGCGGCGAACCGTCAAAGTTCGCGCTCCATCTCGCCTTGCAGTATCCACAGTGCAGAACACCTTTGTCGTCAATGGTGCTAACTGCAATCTCGGCCATGGGAGGGACGTCACCGCGACGTCTGCCCATGCGAACCTCCCACCAGACCGAGATATCTTTCGGTAATACCCCTGTTTCTTCAGCCCATACGAGGGCTTTTGCTTTTAGCTTCAGCATCTCGTCGGGTCTGAGGTATTCGATCACAGGATCGTACCAAGGCAACTCAGCGAGGATGTCAGGCTGGGCAACGTATGCCTCAACCCGATCCATCCATGCCAGAATCGGTAACTGATTCGGCACTTCCCGCTTATTCGCTTTTACGACTCTTGTCTCAAATTGCACCATCCCGACTCTCCTGTCTAGAACGCTATGAGCGACTAACTCTTCGTTACATAGACGATAGAGGCTGATGCGTCACCCTGTACTTCCTTTTTGCCCTGTGCGCCATCATATGCAATTTGGATGGCGATCACGTCGTCGGTTCCACTGTTTCCATCTTCCCCGACTGTTGACCTGATCGTTACGTCACCGCCTTCCACGTCGAGTTGTTCGCAACGAGTTTCGATGATCAATTGGTCACCGTCACTATCGATCGGAGAATCGGTATCATAATTTCCACCACTGGCATCGGTGGTAAATTCCGCTACACCTGTTCCACTCGTGTCCTGGGCGGCTTCTTGCCTGGCATGATCGAGGTCGTCGCTGGCATTCCAGGTTCCCAACTCTACCAGCGTACACACTCTATTGAAGTTCTTTACAGATCGATATGCAGTGCTAACCGTCGTCCCGCCAACATCAGTTCCAGACGGACTCGTATAGTCAAACACTGCATTTTCTGTTAATCGGTTTGCCATTGTATTCCTCCTATTGATCGTGACAAGCTACTCAATCTTGTAGCAAGCACCACTAGGGTTACGCTCTGGCGGCTAATGCAACAAACGGAGAAAGCGTATTGCTTCCGTTTCGTGGCGTTAGTGCAGAATCAATCCACGGTCGTCCATCAACCCGCTGGATAAACCGTAGGTCTGTTTCATCAGTGTTGAATCGGACATGGGGGCTGGAAGCTATCTCCAAGCTCTGCCTGTCCCCGATCAGATAGTAGCTAAGGTCAACTAAGTAAATGTCCCCCGCCGTCCCAAGGGTTTGTGCCTTCTCACTCAGAACAACTGGCCTTCCCATCAATGTCGGAACTGGTGAACCGCCAAGTCCACCCGCTGGGAAATACATCGGTGCGCCACCAGTGCCAACGCTCAAACTCATGGTGAATAACTGAGGCTGTACGTCTGGATGCATAATCCACACTGAGTTCGCGATGGATCGTGGCATCATTCGACTGTACATTTTAACAACATTTTCTACTGTTAAAGTTGTGGCCGCTTGTCCTGTTTCCTTCGCGACCGACACCAAAGCGTCCGCATTGAGGATACCGAGCGGCTGTCCTCCACCGATTCCATTTATGAACGCATCATCCTCAAAGTAAGAAATCGCTTCACTGAAAAGACCACCAATCAACGGCTCCAACGCGATCGCGCTATCCCGTAAAAGTTCGTTGCTGATTCGTGTACCACCGATTAACTTTTTGGATGTAAGCGTGACCTGAGCAAACGATGGTTCGCTCTGGGTAATGGTTCCACTCTCAGGAATCCAGTATCCACTTACACCACCGTAGACGGTGCTTGCATGGGTCGTGTCCCTGATGCTTGGAATTCGGAGGGTAAGACCAGCCATCGGAATGACTCTTGCCCTGGGTCGAATCACCGAGGCTTCAAGCGTGTTCCGCAAAAGTTCTGCCCTGAATTCTTCTGGGACTAAGAAGCCACCTTGATCGCCAATTCCTTCTCCCAAAACTTTTAGCCTAGCATCAAATGCCTTATGGGTAACGTGCGGGCTGATGGCTTTGGCAAAGTCGACAAAGTCGTCAAACTTACCAACATCAACCCCTGCTCCCTGTCCTGTTGCGGCGATCTGCCGACGCTCGTGAGCGGACAGGTTTAAGTCCTTATATATATCGTCGTCGGAATCGCCCATCGGAAGCCGTTTGACGGCCTTCTTCCATTCATCAAGATCGATTCCCTGCTCGCCCATCCATTTCTCGATGACTGCCTTTTGCTGAGTTTCTACTTGTTCATGTATCTCTGGGTCATTTTCCATAGCGGCCTTGACGTAGTTCTGCGTGAATTCTCGGAACGTCTCAGGGTCACTAAGAAGTTTTTCTCTAACCTTCTCATCCAGTAATGCTTCTTCTAATTGGTCTGGACTATTAACGTATGGCATTGCTTAACATCTCCTTTATAGCGTCTCGTGCGCCGTTTCTGTATCCCTTGCCAAGTTCACCAACTGGCGGTTGTTCAACCACTGTCGGCTCCTCAGTTTTGGTTACCGTGATTAAGTATTCCAGCGTCACCAATCGGGCTTCAATCCCGGTGGTGGCCTGGAGTATCTCCGACAAGGTTTGAGCCAATTGCTCAATCGTAGCAACTGACTGAACTGGTTGTTCCAAGGTTTTGGTATCCGTTTCTTCCAACAATTCGTCAACAATGTCGTCAATCTCTGGATGGAGACCCTTTGACCGTTGCATCAATTGCAAAGCGTTCGGGTTGGCAGGAACAACAACCTGGGAGATTTCCAACAACCTCTGCCCAAGGAATTCAAAGTTCCCTGATGCATTCTTTGGCTTCATAGGCTTGGCCTTCTCCATGTCTGGAATGAACCCCACTGAGTAAGCCGCCTTGCCACGCATAGCTAAAGCGAAACCCCAGTCGGCTTCGGGGTTTCCCGCTCCCACGTAATACTTCGGCTTTCCGTAGGTTCTCTGGCCACGCACTTCAACATCTTCCCATTCACCGATCTGAGCAGATAAGCGGCGGTAATCATGGGAAGCTACCAGAACTGGATGCTTCATAAAGTCCTCGAAATCCCAATGAGATTGACGGATTACATCACCGTCACGATCAACTGATTCATCCGACACCACCACTTCAATCCGTCCAGCTTCCTCATCAAGAACCTTGTACTCGCTGGGTCGTACTAACTTGAACTTCATCACCATCGTGCTTGCTCCTCGTTTACCAAATAAACAAAGCCCGACTCAACAGGCTCGGTTCACCTGTAAAATGTCGGGCTTCAATGAGCCTCGCGAATTGTTCGGACTGATGCTCATGGCATTCTGCCGAGGAATCTAGTGGTCAATGATCGCACCATGCAACATCGTTGTCAATGGTCACAGATGCGGCTAATTTGTTCATAGCACGATGATACAACATCAAGCCGTAGATTAAATCCCTTTGTGATTATTTTGGTGGCTTAAATCGCCCGCTGAGAATCCCCAACTTGCTCCCAATCTTGCTCCACTCACCGACGGTGATTTTGCCATCAGCCAAAGCCTCTTTGACATACATGGCAACCGACATTCGTTTCTCAGCCGAATCCAACGACATTGTCATTGCCAAAGCTAGTTCCAGCAAAGCCCGCTTGTCCGCTGGTAGGAATCGCATCACTAACTTATACATCCCGCCTCCTTCGTTCTGTTAATCTCCACTTCCGTTGTTGCTTAGTTTCCCAGAGTGGAGCCGTCACCTTATATAACCACAACGCAATTGCTAGCCGAATGTTAAACCACATTCGCAACACCTTCCCCCAAATACCCCCGAATCACCCCCCAAATACGCCCGTAGGGACTTGACAGCATTGATTACTGAGTCGCTGGTTCTGCGATTGTGACCTCGACGTTGTCCTCTACTGTCAGGTTGGCCGCTGTGACGTTTGTTGCTATCGTGAACTCTTTCGTTGCGAAACCATCTCCGACCCCGATTTCGTTTAGCAAAATTTCCATGGTTCCAATATTCATTCTCGTCAGGACGCATGGGCCGCCCTTGGTATACAAATTGGAGAGCGTCAGTTTATCAACCTTGCCGTTCACATTTGACGTGGGTGCGCTAATCCAGATGCGGTCAAAGGTTCCACCCGAATGCGTCATGTCTGATGCCTGGTGATGGCCTCCACCTATTGCTCGCATCCTGGACGTGCCTGGAGAAGGAGCAATCGACTGTCCATCACTGGCATTGCCACGTACTATCAATGTGTGAATTTGTAAATCTGACAATTCTAATTTCTTACAGCGTGACTTCTCAAATATCAAATGCCCTACCTCAAGCCTAGTACTTGCCGATGCAGTCCCACCTACCTCAACAGCGTTCTGTACGCCTGACGGCAGGGCTGAACCAGTAAAGACTGTCCCAACGCTCACGTTCTCAATGGTTATGGCTCTCACTGGAGTTGAACCAAGATCAATTCTAAGAGTGTTGTATCCTTCTTCTTCAGGGTCTGTGACATAACTGATCGGAGCATCACCAGGAGCAAGGTATACGCCAGCATCGCCACGGCTGAACGACCGACCTTCCGTGATTTCATTTACAACGACACCACCACCAACCGCCGAACCTGCAAACAGCAAAGTCATCGCGAGCTGAGGACTCAGGCCAAAGGCGCGCAAGAGGCTGTATGGGCTTTTCAAAAGCATGAAAGCCGTTTTCCATTTTTGACTTTCGCTTTGGAGATATTCGACCTTGGCGAGAAACCAATTACGAAATCGCACGATGCCACGGTAGAACTTAACAGGGGAGCCAAACATCCCTGCGGAGGGTAATCTACGTCCAAGCCATCGAAGGCCGTGCAATGGCTGTCTCAGCCCCCATAGCAAGGGTTTGCGTAACAGTGCTACACCGAGGGTAATAAGACCCAAAGAAACTCCCAACCCGATCTCTCCTGTATCGGCTATCGGCTCCACAATTTCCCTGATGGCGGCTCCTCCCAGATTCGCCAATTGAAAGACCCACATACCAAACAATGTCGCCGCCATACCGAGCAACCCACCGATGACTGCAATGACACCAATGAATAGGCTTAATGCTTTGATACCAGTCCAAGCATTATGCCGATTGAAGATTCTCCGCACCCGCTTCATCACGCCTCCTATTCGTTCTCCAGAATCTTATACGCTACCCCAGCGAGGAACCCAAACACCGATCCGATTACAGCGGTGACGATCTCGACGGCTTCCATTCGCATCCCAACATAAATACCAAATAATCCGAAGAGCGTTCCACAGAGAATCGACGCAAGGATTTGAGGTCGAATTTTCCCAATCATTATTTACGCCTCCTGTGTGACAGTATTCTTTGTCACATTCTGCGATGTCACTGTCACAAGTTCACTGCATCGGGCGCACTTAATCTCTGCGCCCTCGTTCAGATACTTGCCGAGCATTCGGTTACACTTGGGACACTTGGTTTCGACTGGTGTTTCAATTGTTGTTTCGTGTAATTCCTTGGTGCGGTAACGGATCGTGCATCGGCAATTGATATGGGCTGGGACGCTATTGTATTTCGAGTCGTTTTGGAAGTCCTCATTAATTCCAATCCACTTGCGGCTTTCGTTTACTAAGCAAACATACCCCTCGTCGCCTAGTATACAATTCCCTGCCACTTCACTTGCGCCTTGGCTGAACCAATGTTTCTGATTCTTGCCCTGTACACCAGCGGCATCTCTGGCTCCAAAACCATGAGCGGTAGCAGTTTCGGTTCTGGCAATAGTTTCTGCCCGTACTCGGCTGAACATATGATCTTCTCGTAACGTTTTCTGTAATTGTGTAAGACTTTGCCCCTCTTCAATGGTTGTAGCTACCAGTTCCCCAACTCGCTTTCTGGTGGCCAGTTCAGCGTTCTTTAATAGTTCACCAGAGTGTTCCCTTGCCCATGTTCTTGCCCGATCAACCGCCCCACTTGGATCAAACCCTGGGAACTCGTTATATGCTGATGCTAACCATGCGTGTTCGATCTCAGTGGCTACATCTGCGCCGTACTTTTCTGGCCAATTCAAAGGCAGACCGCCCGCATCACTTGGTTCCAACTTTGTAATTGCTACACCGTAGTAAGACTTAAAGAACTGCTCAAAGTATTCCCCGATTAAAATGGCTTCAGCCCTCAATCGCCGAGTCCACGCCCGCTCCATTGACCGTTCTTCTTTGCTAACAGGATCGGGTAACAGTTCGGTTGGGTCGGTTTCTTTGTCTGTGTGTATATAGGCATCATTGATGTACGTTGAGCCAGATTGGTTTTGGCTAGGAGAGAGTGCATTATTTCGCGCGGTCGGGCTGACTGAAAGTGCGAACGGCGGCGCGGTCTGAGGCTGTACAAACTCGTCACCGTCTGGGGTTTCGCTTTCACCTAGTCGATGCCTTGCTTCATTGCGTGTCAGGATACCGCCTTCGTATCCCCTGATCGCTTCCTCCAGATGGAGTTCCCTGTTCGATGGGACTGGGTCGTCAAAGTCGAATGCAAGGTTCATTCCCAAATTCCCAAAGATCGGCAACAACCGTTCGTTTAGTGCCGCCCGTATGCGGCGTAATCGTGGGACGAGAATCCACTGTGCGAACTGTAAGTGAGCGGCTTCAGCGTTGGCCCTGTTCACGTCGTCAGACGCTCCGAGAATGTGCTTGTGTAGCCCAAACGCTCCAAGGATCGTATCTCGATTCAGTCGACGTAATTGCTCAAATTGCATATCCCGCTGAGTGAATTTTCTATCAACCCATTTACCCCGCTCAATGATGGCTACTCGGTGGGCATTAGCTACTCCCGTATGTTGTTGCTTCCATCGGCTAGCGAACCGCTCAAAGGATTCGTCGTCAAGTTCCTCGTCCAGTTCAATGATCCCACCAGGCTCCGCTGAGTTAGCAAAGAAGTTGCGGTTCCACTGGGTCGCCATTCGCTCGCTTTCGATGTCTATAAGGATTGACTGCACCACGCCCATTCCACGATATGGGTCGGTCGGGCTTGGCCGCCTGATAAAGATAACATCGTCCCGCTCCAGTGGTATTCGTTCGCTCCCGATCTGATATATATAACCAGCAATGTATTCGTCCCTGGAAGGGATCGGGCGCATCCTGTCTGGACGTACTGGCCAGATTTCCACAGGGACTCCAAAACTATTCCGCAGTAACACCCACCACGCTTCGCCGCAGAGTTCAAAGTGTTGCATAAACGTTTCGATGAAATCGTCATTGGTATAGTACGGATTGACGCTGTTCCACAAGTCTTTCGCTGGATGATTGAAGAGTTCTGTGCGGTTGCCGTCTGGTGCGACCTGGTACAAGTGCCAGTCGATGCTTGCCGTTGATGTTGCGATTCGGTCGATCACTGAAAACAGCCACGCCGTTCCTCCCATAGCGGCAAGGTTCTGTGTCTTGTTCATCCCGCCACCAGCCCCAGCATAACCAAACGACTGCATTGCTCCAGCGGGCATCACTGGCATTCGTTCTTGGTTTGGTGCTTTGGTCAGCCCAGTCAATCCGTTCAGTGCGTTCTGCAAGATCGTCATTCGTCACTTCCTTTTGGTTTGATAATCCCCTGGGCAACCAAGATCAGCAATACCCCTCCACCAATCCACGCAACAGGCGCGTACACCTGCCATAAACCCCAGCCAAGCATCCCAATACCACCAGCCTCCACAATCGTCGTTAATGCGATTTTCGCTTTAATCATCTCTTCCTTATGTGTGTCATGTGCAAGGACGGGTATTTTAGCGTCATTAGCGTCATTAGCGTCATTAGGTTTTGTGCCTAGCCAGTCTTTTTCCTAAATGAACCGCACGTTCGGTCTTCCTACCGTAGACAGGTCGGTTAACGCCCACACTAACGCATCCAATCGGTTCGGGCTTTTCGGGTCACCTGATGTCCAACTGCACAACTCGTCTTCCAGCAATGGAAACGGATTGTAGTGATGGACAAGTCCACGCTCATACAATGCGGCAATCGGTTCAGCACGTACCGCCTTCCCTCGGCTGGCTCGCACTGGTCTGATGTTGGCTAGCACTCCCATTTGCTTGCCTATCACCTGAAGCGTGTGAGTCACCATGTCCCCGCCAAAGTTTGCCTCACTCACAATAGCGTCAGCGTCGTAGTCCGTATAGCAGTCCATCACCGTTGTTGCCCACCGCTCAGGAGAGGCTTGAAGCGAGTGGTCTGCCAACACATAGTATTCACCGTTCTTGGCCTTGGCCGCAACTACAATGCCGCATTCAGTGGCTCCACCTGGTGGATCAACACCAATCACCACACGGGCGAGGTCGTCTGGTAGGCGATTCACTCGGTAAGTATCAAGGTTCTCACGAGTCCACAATGCCCCAGGGATTTCATCAACATCCTCTGCCATGATTTCTTGCCGTATGGCAAGCGAGGACATATCCAACGACATATTGTTCAAGGCTCGTTCGCTGATATATGGATTCTCAAAACTGGAGAAGTGAAAAGCGGCCAATCGTCCTGTCGGGTTCTCACGTTCGCTTTCTACATGATGCTTGAACATCTTGGCCGCATGGAGCGGATCACGGGCTTTCGTAACTGAACGGCTTCGTAGGCTGGGAGGAGTATAGATAAACACCGCTGTCCCGTCGTTATCAAAGAGCATTGGTGCGCCAACACTGTTCCAAACCTGCTCATCCATCAACTGATACTCGTCCAGAATCAACAGGTCTGCATAGTCTCCCCGTAAAGTATCAGCGTTCCACGCCGTTTTCGCCCTAATGCGCTGCTTCGTCATTGGAACTTCGACAATGTGCAGAGATTCGTTCTTGTAATAGACCCCTGCGGTTATTGGCTCAATGAGGCTTCGTTTAACCTCATACCAAAACGCATCGACCTGATCCTGAGTAGGTGCGGCATAGAGGACTCGTTGTCCCTCTAGAAAAGCCCTAACAGCCCTAATAGCGATACCGACGGTTTTACCACCACGCCGTCCAGCGCGGACGATAATCCGCTTTGCCGCACTGTCAATGAAGGCTTGCTGTTGATCGTGCGGTCTACGCAGGGTCACCTTGTAAGTTGTTGCTGGGCTTAACGTCGTCGTCATAGACAACCTTTAACTGTATCGCTCCACCAGACTCCCCAGTCCATTCGGTCTTGGTTGGTGCGTAGAGTCCGAGCAATCGGGCTTCTTCCTGTTGTATCTTCAACTCAATCTCAATCGCTTTAGGATCGCCACTCTGGGCGTTTTGCCAGTTGTTAATCCGCAACCTGTTGAGTCGCCATGTGTTGACTAAGCGGTATTCTTTCACTGCTGGTTCAGGCACTCTAGCCATTACGGCTTGAACTGCACGGTACGCAGAAGATGCACAAGAGTAGTCCAAAGCCTGTCCAATCTGTTCAAATGACGCACCAGCAAGGCGCAATTCCAGTGCCTGTTTCTGACGTTCGACCGACCTGATACGCCGTGGAGATGTTTTGGCTTCTCCGTTTCCAGCCATGTTAACTCCTCTGTTGTACTGCTGTGAGAAACTCTGCACGGGCGGCATCGGATTCTCGGAACCGCCCTGTTAAATAATTGGTAATCATGGTGCTGGCTTGTTGTTCTACTCCTCTACTCATCATACACAGATGCTGTCCCACAACGTGAACGCCAACACCTAGAACGTGCGGGGTCAATGCTTCTCCTATTTGGCGCGTCAGTTGTTCTTGTATCTGTAAGCGCCTGGAATATCCTATCACCAATCGGGCTAATTTTGAAACGCCGATAACTTTCCCGTTTGGGATATATCCGATCGCTACGGTTCCGAAAAACGGAAGCATATGATGTTCGCACGTTGAGAAGAAGTTGATCCCCTGGCAAATTACCATTTCGTCGGTATCGTCTTCAAACCATTTTAGATCGTTTTTTGGGTTGTACTGGTAACCAGAGAATAACGTATTCCATGACTTTACAACGCGTTGAGGAGTTTCAAGAAGTCCATTACGGCGTGGATTGTCACCAAGATATTCGATAATGCGGGTCACCGAACTCGCGATATCCTGTTCGCTTGATTCCTCCCAGGGAAAATGCACCCATGAATCAATGCGGTCGCGTTCCTTGTTGATTAGGGCAACCGTATTCAATCCATGTGTTTCGTAGACAGAACGTGCGGTTATCCCGCTGTCGATAATGTCATCAATTGCGACATCTGCTTCTCGTGGGTCTGCTACCACGATTGCTCCATACAGCCGTGCCATACCCGCAACGATGGCTCCTCCTCGCGGTATGCCCCAAATCTTCTTTCCTTTGAGGTTCATACCAGATACCAGGGTATCCACGTCGTCCCAGGTGTACGCAATCATTCGACTCCTAACATCTTATGCGTTTGAAGGCTCATGCGCCATTGTGGGTTCTTATATAACTGTTTCAATACCCGTTCGATATTGGTTTTCGTTGCCGTTGGCTCCTCTGCGTCCAGTGGTTGAAGATACCGCGTGTCCGCACATATATAATCAAACGCTTCGGGAGTTATCAAGGGGTTAGGATGGGGAAACACTAATTTCAACGAGTGGCACGTTGTTAAAACCGTCTGTTCTGGCGGTAACTTTGGGGAAACCGTGACATAATCCAATTTGGCTTTTAAGGCTTTTGTTCCGTTTGTTTCAATTGCCACCATATATCCCGCATCATGGAGCGCATCTACCAGGGGCTGATCTACTTGCAACGCTGGTTCGCCTCCTGAGATGGTTACCCAGTACACCAACCCTAATGCTTGCAACTCTTCCACGATCTGTTCGGCCGTCATCAACGTGTGACTCAGGAAATCTGTGTCGCAGAATGGACATTGCGAGGTTGCACGGGTTTCGGCTCTACCGTCCCACATATTGCACCCAGAAAGCCGTATAAAGTGACACACGGCTCCCGTCATGCCCCCTTCCCCTTGTATGGTTGGGCCGAATATTTTATGAACGCTATATTTCCGCATATGAATCTTCCGTCTCCCATAACCGTAATCCTGCGATCCGTTGTAGCCCTGCTTTCAGTAACCGCTCCTCAATGTCCAACACGAGCCATTCGGCCGTGGGGTTGAACTGCACAATTTTCACGGTAGGGTCAAGGAGTTTCAGTGTGTCTGCCCTGGGGTCGCATTGATACACCAGAAACCGATGATCGTACTGTTTGTCGATAATGGGTTTCACAATGTCTTTCATATCGCCGAAATCCATCACCATTCCCTGGTCGTTGAGGGTATCGGATTCAACAATGACCGATAACTGGTAGTTATGCCCGTGAAGGTTGGCGCACTTTCCAACATAGTCGTGCAAGGTATGTCCCATGCTAAAATGAAACATACGGTTTATTTTCATTATTTACGCTCCATTGTTTTAATTGTTGCATCTGGTAACCAAGACCATTTCTTGGATACGTTAAGCGGTTCTGTAACGGAGCGATAACGTCGTTGCGTATTTGTCGCAACATACTTAA